TCCGATCGACAACGTCAACGTGATCCGGGTACGCGGTTACCTGCTCGACCTCAACGGCAACCCGATCCCCCGACAGCGCGTGGTGTGCGTGCCGATCTCCTCGGTCGGCGTCGCGGTGCTCCAGGTCCGGGAAACCGGTAGTGGGCTCTTCCTCGGCTTGCAGGCGACCTCCACACTGCCGGATCAGACCACCGGCTACTTCTACATCGACCTCGTCGCCTCGAACGACCCCGACCTGACGCCCAACTTCCTCTGGTCGATCAAGGTCGGGAACGCGGCACCGGTCGTCGTCACGGTTCCGTATGACGCGGCTGTCCAGAATGTCGATGGTGGCGATCGTCGCGCTGTGTGGCTGACCGATCTTGAGCCGGTTGTGGTCACTAACCCGACCTCTCCTACAGGCACGAGCGGTGCGGCCGGAGCGCAGGGCCCCGCTGGTCCTGCCGGACCGTCCGGTGCTACTGGCGCCACCGGAGCAACCGGGCCCAAGGGCGATACCGGCAATCCGGGCGCGGCAGGTGCCGCTGGTGCGGCGGGCACGGCCGGATCGGATGGCGCACGCGGTTACTCGGTCCTGACCGGCGAGGGCGACCCAAGCTCAGGCCTCGGAGCCATCGGCGACTGGTACATCGACAGCGAGCTGCACGTCATCTTCGGCCCGAAGGACTCCTTCGGCTGGGGAGTCGGCACCAGCCTGGCTGGCCCTCCCGGAGCCACTGGGGCGCAGGGCTCTACGGGCTCGCAGGGAAACACAGGAGCTACCGGACCGCAAGGCGCCACCGGGCCCCAGGGGGCTACCGGGAGCAAGGGCGATACCGGCAGTGCGGGCGTGGCTGGGAGCCAAGGCGCTACCGGAAGTCAAGGCGCCACTGGACCGCAAGGAAATACCGGTGCGACGGGGCCTCAAGGTGCGACTGGCCCGCAGGGCGCAACCGGGCCTACGGGCAATACCGGTGCTGCCGGAAACACGGGTGCGACCGGCCCAACTGGGCCCGGATTCGCTATCGACATTCAGGTGCTTACACCTCTCAGCACACCGCTCTGGACTAAGCCAGCTGGCGGTACCGTCACGCAGGCCATTGTTATTGGTGGCGGCGGTGGCGGTGGTGGCGGTGGTGCGGGACGTCGTGGTGCGGCAGGAAGCATCCGCAGCGGCGGTGGCGGCGGTGGCGGCGGCGGGATGTCGTGGGGCTGGTTCCCCACCGCAGTACTTGGCAGCACTGAGAACGTCACCGTTGGGTTGGGCGGCATCGGCAGGCCGGGCACCACTACTGATGACACGAGTGGCGGTGCAGGCGGTAGCGGTGGCGCTTCGTCCTTCCGGGGGGCTAACGGGGTCATCGCTTCTGGCGGCGTTGGCGGCTTCGGAGGGACAGCTACGGGCGCCTCTGGCGGTACGGCGGGTACAGGCATGTTCCCCGGTGGTGCTGGCGGTGCCGGTTCTACCACTGGCCTAGTGGGTGCCACCGCCACGATCAACGCTTCCGTGGGCGCTCCTGGCGGTGGCGCGGGTGGGGGGCTCACCACCGGAAACGTGGCCAGTGCGGGCGGGAACGGGGCATCGCACCGTGGAAGCACCGAGATTGGTGGAAACGGCGGCGCCATCGGCACTGACGGCTCTCCTGGTACTGGCGTAGACACCGGCCTGGCCTGGTGTGGGACCGGTGGCGGTGGTGGTGGCTCGTCACTCACTGGAGTTTCCGGCAAGGGTGGCGCGGCCGGTAAGTACGGCGCTGGTGGTGGGGGCAGTGGGGCCACCGTTAATGGCCAGCTGACCGGAGACGGTGGCGCTGGTGGCGACGGAATCGTCGTCGTTTACACCTTCTGATCAACCATCCACTGTAGGGAAATCATGTTCGAGCGCTTCACTGATCGCGCACGTCGTGTTGTCGTCCTGGCCCAAGAAGAGGCCCGGATGCTCGACCACAATTACATCGGGACTGAGCACATGCTCCTCGGCCTTCTCCATGAAGGCGAAGGGGTAGCGGCGAAAGCTCTCGAAGCGCTGGATGTCGACCTCGAAGAGACCCGGGCTTGGATCGTCAACCTCATCGGCCGGGGCCAGTCGACACCATCCGGGCACATCCCCTTCACGCCTCGCGGCAAGAAGGTCATGGAGCTGGCGTTGCGAGAAGCTCTGCAGCTGGGCCACAACTACATCGGCACGGAGCACATCCTGCTCGCGCTGGTCCGTGAAGGGGAGGGAGTCGGCGCGCAGGCCCTGCAGGGCGCAGGCGTGACTCTCGACGACGCCCGGATCACCATCAAGCGAATCCTGGACCCGTCAGCCCCGACGGTCAACTTCAGCACCGGGGACGAAGATCAAGCGGTCTTCCCGTCCTACTCGACTGACGGTTGCCCGAAGTGCCACAACGCGAACGTCAAGGCCGTCTACCAGCCACCCAAGGCCCACTACTCGAAGGTCCTCAAGCGGGTATGGGCCCTCGGAGAGCACATGCGGCGATCCTGCCGGGAGTGCAGCTACGAGTGGGCTGAGGCCTGCAGAACCAACCTGATGGCGCCGGGAGCCTCCTGGACCGCTGAACAAGATCTGAACGAACGCATCAAGGCCCTCCAGAAGGAAGCCGAGCAGAGCGAATCAACCCCTGCGGAATAGTGCGGACCTACATATGCGAAGCGGGGGTGATCTAGTGGGCAAGCGTCGTGGCCGCCGGTCAAGCCCCCCTCCTGGGGACAATCTCCGGAACATGATCCGCGAGGAGATGCAGAAGGCGCTCGCGTTGCCCGCTGGAGCCCAGGCGACCCAGTACACACAGGGTTACCTGCAGCAGCTGCAGAACCAGGCGGCCATCCAGCCCGCTGCCAACACAGCGATCCTGCCGCCCGACCCACGCAACCAGACGACCTTCGGGCCGGGTGATCCTCTCGTATGGGCGGCTCTTGACCCAGGCAACCGCAGGACCGGCCGCCCCGCTCCACGTCGTTGGGAATACCCGATCACGTGGAACCTCCAGACGACTAACACGCGCTCAACCCCGTGGTCAGTACTGCGGGACGCGGCGGACCAGGTCAGCATCATGAGGTCTTGCATCGAGGTCGTGAAGTCGACCCTGACCGGCCTCGACTGGTCTTTCGGGATCGACGCGACCCGCGCTCGGCACGTCGCGCAGCGGGACGGGTCCTCCCTGCACACCGTCACGGCCGACCTGACCGACAAGTACGCAGACCAGACCGAAGCCCTGCACAACTTCTGGATGAAGCCCGATCGGATCAACCACTGGACCTTCTCGGAGTGGCTTGGAGCCCTTCTGGAGGACCAGCTGGTACTGGACGCGATCAGCATCTACCCGCACCTCACGTTGAGCGGGGATCTCCACTCGCTGGAGCTTCTCGACTCGGCGACGATCAAGCCTCTTCTCGACTACCGCGGCGCGACCCCGCAGCCTCCACACCCTGCCTACCAGCAGATTCTGTGGGGGTTCCCGAGGGGCGAGATGACCCAGTCGATGCCGGAGCACGTCGACCACGAGTTCGTGTCCGCGATCTACGGCCGTGAGGACGTCGCGCTTGCGGCGCCCTCGGACGCCTTGATCTACAAGGTGAAGAACCGCAGGAGTAGGTCCCCCTACGGCTTCTCCTGTGTCGAACAGGCGCTTGCCGATATCGACCTGTGGTTGAAGCGTTTCGATTGGCTCCGGCAGGAGTACCGGTCGGGCGTGACACCCGAGATGATCGTCAAGGTCGACGCGAACATGACGCCCGAGCAATTGCGTCAGTACGAGAGCGTCTTCAATGACGACCTTTCGGGTAGCAACGCAGAGCGTCACCGTGCTCGATTCCTTCCTGCCGGTTTCGAGCCGGAGTTCCCGACCCAGATGGACTCGAAGTTCTCTTCCGACTTCGACCTCCACCTGATCCGCCTGATCTGCGCTGCTTTCGACGTTCTGCCCACCAGTCTCGGCTTCACGCCGAACCACGGCATGGGCGGCATGTCGGGTGGTGGCCACGGTCAGCAAGAGCAGGACACCCAGCTCTACCGGGCCACCAAGCCGATGGCCCAGTGGATTACAGACCTCATCAACGAGGTCTGCACCAACTACCTGGGCATGCCAGAAGAAGTCACCTTCATGTTCCACGGGCTCGACCCGGATGACGAACAGAAGGAAGCCGACCTCCTCAAGAGCTATGTGCAGGCGGGTCTTCAGACCCTGAACGAGGCACGCGACCAGCAACGCCTTCCACGCTACGACTTTCCTGAGGCCGATGAGCCGATGATCGTCACGCCTACCGGCCCAGTGTGGTTGAACGTCGAGGTCCAGCCGACTGCATTGCCAGGAAACCTCCCGGCGGCGCAGAACCAGCCGGGAGTGTCTCCTCAGGCGCCTCAGACCAAGGTCAACCCACCCAAGGTGGCTCAAGGCGAGCCTCAAGGAGCAACGACCAAGAAGTCGGCGACCTTTCGCCGTCGTATCCGCTCGTAGCTCGTCCTCATAGTCGCAAGAAAAGGGCTGCTAACTATGCACACGACCTCGGTGTTCGCTGAGATCATCAAGACCGCGCCGCAAGCTGACGGCTCCCTACTGGTGCACGGCAAGGCGACAGGTTCCGACCTCGACCTTGACCAGCAGCAGTGCGATCCGACCTGGCTCAAGAAGGCGATGCCCGACTGGTTCAAGATCGGGAACATCCGCGAGAGCCACGACGCCAAGAGGGCTGTCGGCAAGGCGACCGACTACGAGGCGACCGAGGGTGGCGACCACATGATCACCGCCAAGGTGATCGACCCTCTCTCGAAGGCGAAGATCGAGGCCGGGATTCTCACCGGCTTCTCGATCGGGATCAAGTCGCCCCGGATCATGAAGAGCGCGACGGTCAAGAACGGGATCATCACGGACGGTCAGATCATCGAGGTCAGCCTCGTCGACCGTCCAGCCCTTCCTACCGCGACCCTCACGATCTGCAAGGCCGCTGAGCCGGGCTGGGAGGGCATGGCCGAGGACTTCGACGAGGCGCGAGGTCTCGTCCACGTCGAAGAGCTGACGATCCAGAACGAGGAAGCCGCGAAGGCGGCTGGCGACTCGGAGGAGACCAAGAAGCCCCTCAGCCCGAAGAAGCCGATCGAGGACGAGGAGGACGCCGAGGGCGAGGAGAAGGACGGCAAGAAGTCCGCCGTCCCGTCTCCTCTCGACATGCCCGGCGCCAAGACCCCTGAGGTCCACGTTCACCTGGATGGGCAGCCCCTCAAGGCTCTCGCCCAGGACGAGATCAACAAGGCCCTCGACCAGCTCGCCGAGGCGATCCGCAAGCAGAGTGGCACTCCCGAGAAGGTCGAGAAGGCTACGGACGTCGAGAAGCTTTCCGACCCGGCGCCCGGTCAGATCTGCGAGGTTTGCGGCAAGGAGGGTCACGCCTTCTGCAAGAGCGTCGACCTCGGCGATGAAGGTGGAGACACCGACAATGTCGAGAAGTCGGAAGAGCCGGACGACACCTTCGACATCGAGTCGACCAAGGCTCTTGTCGAGTCGATCCTCAAGGGCGACGGTCTCGGCATGAACGAGTCGGGTGACATCTCGGGCGCCGAGCGTGCTATCGCCCAGATCGCCCAGCTGGTTATCTCGGAGGCGAAGGCCCTTGCCGATATGCCAGCCCAGGATTGCGACATCCACCTCCTGATGAACGCGGTAGACGCTCTGCGCCTGTTCGCTAATCGGGAGAAGCTGGAGGCGCAGTCGATCGACCCCGACGCGGTCCTCCTCTCGGCTACGCCAGAGGCGACCAAGGGATCGAAGTACAGCTCCGACGAGATGGCGGCCATGCTGAAGGACGGCAAGGCGATGGCCAACCCGAAGGGCGACCCAAGCTACCCGATCGCGGATGAGGCAGACCTGTCGAACGCGATCAAGGCGGTCGGCCGTGGAAGCGGCGACCACGATGCCATTCGGCGTCACATCATCAAGCGGGCCAAGGCCATCGGGAAGACAGACATGCTCCCCGAGGACTGGACCGACAAGGCAACTGAGGTCGACTCGACAGAGACGCCCTCGAACGAGAAGACCGTCGAGCCTGAGGTTACTGAGGCACTCGACATTTCGAAGGCCCTCACAGGGGTATTCGAAGACGAAGAGTCCGACCTGAACAAGGCTCTCGGATCTCGCATCGAAGGTGCCATCGAGAAGGCCCTGACCGCCTACAAGGAAGAGATCTCGAAGACATTCGAGGATACTTTCGGCGCTCGGCTGGAGATGGTGGAAAAGATGGCTGCGCCTGGCGGGCCGATGCTACGTCGGACCGAGATCGAGGCGAAGTCGTCCCGGAAGCAAGACCTCCTCATGCTCGCGGACGCTGAAGAGCGCAAGGCCGCGACTCCGGGGTTGGACCGTACCTTCCGGCTCGGATACGAGGACAAGGCGGCTCAGCTCCGCGCTGAAGCCAACTCGCTTTAACCAATTGGCCACTCGCCCCCATGGGGCACTCTTCTTGGAGCGCTAAATGAAGCGTTACACCTCGAAGGACCTGTTCGACACGGATGACCCGATTCGCGCAGCAACCCTTCTCGACGACTTCAACGAGACCCTCTCGAAGTCGCTGAATTCCCCCAAGCCGTATAACCCGGCTGGGTTCATGGCCCCTCAGCAGGAAACCGGAATGGACCTGCTCCAAAAGGGTCTTCTGAGCGAGGACGCCGCCAAGGCTCTGAGCCCAGAGCTTCTGGAGTCGGTTCGTAACGAGCTGGCGGGTGCCGACGTCGTCAAGGACCTGTCCCTGACGAGCCCCATCTCGACCGGCCTGGTCGCCTTCGACCTGGAGGCCCCCAGCAAGAAGCTCTTCCCGCGCGAGACGAAGCTGCGGAACAGGATTCCCCGTAAGAAGGGGATCGGCACCTCGCACCGCTTCAAGGTCATCTCGGGCATCTCCGGCTCCCAGACGGGCGTCCCGGACCTGTACCCCGGCATCAGCGACTCGACGACCACGGCCTTCGGTAGTGTGAACTACCTGCGTGGTCCCAAGATCAGCTACGCCGGTTACGACATCGCGGTTCCCTACTCGCAGTTCAGCCTGTCGGACCAGGTCAGCTGGTCGGCACAGTTCTCCGGCGAAGGCTTCGAGGACATCCGTCAGCTGAGCCAGACCAGCGTCCTCTACTCCAGCATGCTGGAGGAGGAGAAGCTGATCATCTCCGGTCGTGGTACCGGCTCCGGCTTCCTGGGCGCTCTCGCCGCCCCTACTGGCGTCACGGCTACCGCTCGTGCCGCCGCTGGCGGTGAGGTCGCCATCACCGGTGGTGGCACCAACATCTACGCGAAGGTCACCGCCGACGCTGGCCCGTTCGGCCAGTCGGTCCTCTCGGCCGCCGCGAACGTCGCCACTGGTTCCGGCGTCGTCGACATCACGGTGCCTACCGTGCCAGTCGGCGCGAACGGCATCCGGGTCTACGTCGGTACCGGCAGCTCGCTGCCAGCTGACGCGGCCCTGTGGTACGCCGGAAAGGTCTCCGGGAACGTCTTCACGATCCAGGGCGCCCTTCCGACCTCCGGCACCGCCGCCAGCACCGTCACTGCCGACACCTCGGCATACGCTTCTGGCTTCGACGGTGTTGTGGCGATCTGCCTCGGCCCGAACTCGGGATACGTCAACCGCATCAATAGCACTTTCAGCTCGGCCAACCCGGGCTCGGAGTTCTACAAGGCATTTGACGTGATGTACCAGAACAATGGTGCAGACCCGGACGAGATCCTGCTCAACGGTTCCGACCGTCGCGCACTCTCGGACCTTCTGAAGACCTCGACCTCGTCGAACTACAAGCTGCAGGTAATGAACCAGTCCGAGGTGCACAACGTGCAGCTCGGTGCGCTGGTCGTCGGCCTGCAGAACGAGGTCACCGGCAAGATGGTCGACCTGAGCATCAACCGTTTCATGCCACAGGGTGTCGCTCCTATCGTTTCCTGGAGCCTCCCACTTCCTGACTCGAACGTCTCCGATGTATGGGAGATGCGGCTGGTCCAGGATTACATGGGCATTCAGTGGCCGGTAAACCAATTCGCGTATGAATGCTCGTCCTACTGGTATGGCAGCCTTATCTGCCCAGCCCCAGCGTGGAACGGTGCAATCGCGGGGATCAAGCTGACCTAGTCGTTTGCTAACGCAGTGGGGACTTCAGGTATCGTCCCCACTGCGTTAGCAGCGATGAGGGATTCGATTCTCTGGATTGTGACGGACATGTCTATTTCTTGAGAGTCGACGGTCTCTGTCCAACCTCCCAACGGCATGTCGGTCTTGGCCACATGCGCTGGGAGGTTGAGGTCGTTACGCCACCAATCCAGAACGGCTCGCTCGACCGTTAAGGCCAGGTCTCCGCGTACGGGGAACTTCCTGATCAGTTGCCAGCCGGAACGGCGATGGTGATCGATGCGGTTACCGCCTTCTCGTCCAACGCCGATCTTGTAGGCATCGAAACCTCGGTGCCAGATCAAGTAGACGATGGCGGGCTTGCCGGGATTGAAACCCCCCTTGTCGCCGCAGTATCGGCAGCCTCCGCTGACGCCGTCAGCCACGTGGCGATAGCGGGGAGTGACGGTGCGGCCACACTGTTGGCATCGACAGGCCCAGCGCTCGTGGCTTCCCGGGTAGTCGACCAGTGGCTCCAAGCCAGCGGCGCGCATCACGTCACCGGCCTCTGCCCGATCTACGAAGGTCTTTGAGCACCACACGCAACCGCCGCTATTTGGATTCTGAACGATGGTAGCGTGTAGAGGGGTTACGACCCTGTCGCACCTGGTGCAACGGCACATCCAGGGCCGAAGGGTTCCGGGGTACGGCACTAGAGGCACAAGGCCTCGGCTTTGCATGACCAGTGTCGCGGCGTCGCTGTTGTTGGAGATCCTCGACTTCCGTGCCTTGCGTAGACCGCAAGGTAGGCAACCAGAGCTTCCCCCCTGTTTGACGCACGTATGCTGCGGCCAACCCTCCGTGCCGCAGCCCATGCAGCGACAGTGCCATTTAGATCTTGAGCCCGGATAGGGCTCAAGGGGATCCCAACCTGCGGCGCGCATAGTGGCTACAGTCTCCGCCTCGGAGAGGCGTCTCCCGCACCGACGGCAACCACCGTTGCCCTGTTTGAGTGAAGAATACCGGGGGAACACCTCGTCTTCGCACTGGAGACAGCGACACCGCCACTTAATCCCGGACCCCGGGTAGGGCTCCATCGGCTCCAGGCCGCGCAACCTAGCAGTCGTGACCGCGATTTCGGCGTTCTTCGACTTCTTGACCTGCGCTGCCCTTCTTCGGCCACA